ATTGTAACTAGCGTTAATCCTACTGAAGCACCTGATGCTTTGGTTTGGTGTTCCGATCCTATTAACGTAATTAAAGATTTACCTACAGTTGGGTTACCGGGAGACTATTTTTATAAGCCAATGCAACTCCAAGGTGAATGGGGTGAATATACAGAGACTATTTGCAGTGTAGATCCCTCTGGAAGGGGTTCAGATGAGACTGCAGCAGCTTATATATCCCAAAAGAATGGTTTCCTATACCTACATGAAATGAGAGCCTATAGAGACGGATATACAGATGCTACATTATTAGACATATTACGTGGTTGTAAAAAATATAATGTATCTACTTTGGTAATTGAGACAAACTTTGGAGATGGTATAGTTAGTGAACTTTTTAAAAAACACCTTCAACAAACAAAGCAGAACATTTTTATTGATGAAGTTCGAGCGAATGTTCGGAAAGAAGACCGAATCATTGATAGTCTTGAGCCTGTTCTTAACCAACATCGCCTTGTTATTAATAGGAGTGTCATTGATTGGGACTACAATTCAAACAAAGATGCTCCTCCAGAAGAACGACTACTCTACATGCTCTTCTATCAAATGAGTAGAATGTGTAGAGAAAAAGGTGCAGTTAAACATGATGACAGATTAGACTGTTTAGCTCAAGGTGTAAAATATTATACAGATGCACTAGCTATCTCTGCATATGAACAAGTTAAACTTCGTGAACGAGAAGAATTTCAAGACATCCTAGATACTTGGAAAGATGATCCTATGTCTGCAGCTAATCATATGGTTTTAGGTATGAATTTACAACAACGAAGACAAGCTAGAGGTAAAAACTCTGGAAAGGGTACTCCTACTTGGGTTTGATTGAGTTCCACCTTATACAGGGGGAGGGAAGGGTGGACCCGACCCCTATGAGGAAGCTGTCGTCTTCACAGACAACACTTCCTCTTTATACTTATTTCCTCTTAATGGACATACTTATAACACCTTATAACACCTACTTTAACTACCTTAATAATGACCACTCCCCACCAACCTAAACAAATTAAGTCTCAATGGTACTACATCTTTTGGTCTTTAGCTACTTTAGCGGTAGTATTAGGACAAATTTATGTAGCTACAAGTTATAGAGCTTTAGCTAACGCTTTAACACTTACTTTGACTTAAATGAAAATATTTTTAGATACTGCCGATGTTAATGAAGTTAAAAAAAGAGTTGACACAGGATTAATTAGTGGAATTACTACTAATCCTACATTAATATTGAAAAGTGGACGTAAACCTAAAGAGGTTTATCGTGAATTAGATGAATTAGATTATATTACCGATGTTAGCATGGAAGTAGTAGCAGATACTGCTTTACATATGTATAATATTGGTATGGAGTTAGCTGATATCTTTGAAACAGCTACAATTAAGTTACCTTGTACTGAACAAGGTCTTAAAGCTTGTAATATGTTGAATGATCAAAAGATACGTACGAATGTAACCTTAGTATTTAGTACATCTCAAGCAGTTCTTGCTAGTTTAGCAGGTGCTAGGTATATATCTCCCTTTGTTGGTAGGTTAAATGATAATTCAATAGATGGATTGAAATTAATTAGTGATATAGTTGCTTTACATATGCCTTGTACACAGATATTAGCAGCTTCTATACGTGATGTAACCTCAGTTGGACTAGCATTTCAATCTGGTGCTGATGTATGTACTATACCTCCGGTTGTATTTGATAAAATGTATAAACATGTACTAACAGACCAAGGTTTAGCTCAATTTAACAAAGATTATGCAAACACCAAAACTTAAATTACAAGCATTTAGAGATATTCATAAAAACTTTAAAAATCCTCCATGGTTAAGTTTCTTAGTTTTAGGATTCTTAATTGGATTAGAAGAACACTACATTAATTGGAAAACCAAGCTTACTGTAGATGAGGCTATAAAGGATTACAAGGAAGCAACAGAGATTGAAGAAATGACACCTCATGTAATTGAACATAAAGATGGAAGTATGTCTATAAAAAATAACATAAATTTCTGAAGTGTTTGCGGTATCATTTGATACACGAAAAACCCCCATTGGGGTATATAAAAATGTATAATATGTACCTTGACATTAATTTCCGCTCGCTTCGCTCGCTTGGTACATATGATACAAAATAATGTAGTAATTAATTGTGTGCCAGAAATAATGCTGTCCTCCTTGACAAACGAGTTGGGGGGGGGGGGGAGGAGGAGATCGATCGTATACGGATGGAAATGATTATCGTTTTCATTTACCAACGAACTCGCAGGCTTGGTACATTTTATACATAAGAATGGGGATGGTTATCGTTTTCATTTACCGCTCGCTTCGCTCGCTTGCATGGCAATGGTTATCATTTTCATTTGGGGGAGCGAGCAGCGAAGCTGCGAGCGGGTCTCACCTATGAGACTGATGAGATTGTCCGCTCATCTGTTGCGATTTCAAATGTTACCGAATGTTAAGCGAAGCATAGACAACCTAATAAGCAGCATGATATAATTAATATGTAAACAAATGAGGTCAACTTTATGAGCACACTACACCATGAATCAATCATAGAGAATATCTATGAAGAATTAATGACCGAGCTTGGAAGACAAGCAGATGACTGGACAATTGAATCAATCGAATCAGAGGTTAACAGAAGGTTCGAGAATTTATGTGAGTAATCTTATAGTGTATAATATGTACTTGACTTCTTCTGGGTTTGGTGCTATTATAATAATATAAAGAACAAAGGAGTTTTACCTATGACCACAGCACAAGATACAGTTTGGATGAAAGCCTTTGAAGCTTACGCAACAAAGAACGGCTACACAATAGATCAAGTGATCACAGATTATTGTTATCCTAAGTGTAGACTTGATAGAATACTTAGGAAAGGTGTTAATAAATTAATGGAAGAAATGGCATGAATTACATAGAATTAATTCAAGCAGATAATGACCGACTTGAAGAACAATGTAAAAAGGTCACAATAACAAGGCTTCCATCAACAATTAACCGACCACGTAAACCAATCAAATTCTAATTATGACTACTAAAAAGATGATCTACAATGAAGAAGGCTCCATCGGAATCGATGAAAACTCCTTAAACAAGCTTGATCGAATGCTTAAGCTTGAACCTGTAGCAGATGATTACGAACCAACAGATGAGGAGATGATGTCTTCATTTGGTACGCCATGGCATGACGGACTATGAGCAAACGATCAGTTGTTTCGATATGTAACAAAGACTTGCTCTACTTAGTGGATCATTGTTATACTACATGTGACGACAAGCTAAAGTCCATTATGGACGAAATCCTATTAAACGCACTTAATGATTATGAAACTTCAACCACTCGCAGCTAACAGAACCATGACAACAACAAAGAATGAAGCCCACGCAATAACCAACGCTAGGAATCAACTTGAATCTATAAAAGAACTTTATAGAAATTACAAGCAAGCTAAATCTGATGACGATTACACAAGAGAAGACGAAATCAGAGAGCAAGTAGAAGACGAAGCTTTAAGCGTTGAATTTAGAAGCGGTTGGACTTTAAACCCTGAAGACATGGAACCTGAAGAATTTAAAATATTACTTTCTACAGGTGGTCCAGCTTGTCAGATTATCGGCAAATTAGACCAGTACAAACAACCAGAAGATATAGAGATTCAATATCAAGATTGGGGTACACCTTGGGAACCTTTACAGCTTAATTCCACTTATGCTTATAAAAGCCCAAACATTACACCAAACATTACAAGCGATTATGAAGCCCTTGAATGGTTCTGTAATTGCTTTTACTTCGGGGAATAATGAATTAGGTTATGTTAAGATCACACAATGGTATAGTTCGACAACTACTCGCCATGTAAATAAGTATCTAGGCAACCTTAACCATTCAGAGGTTAATCAAGATACAATTAACAACCTAGTTAAAGAGCAAATACCGGCTAGGTATTAATGCTCACAATAACTCGCACATTTACTCAATTATTATTATGTTTTTATCAGTTCCGAAAAGATCCTCATCATTTATAAAAGATGTTAAGGTTAACTTACGCTATGGTAAAGTCGTTACTTACTTTCAAGATGGGAATGTTTATGGATACCGAAACGTGTCAAAACGTGCAATTCTTAACTTATTAATGAATCCTTCAATTAGTCTTGGCTATTGGTGTAATAAGAATCTATTTAAATCTAGCCGAGTAAGGGAAGATTGGCGAGTAATACCACAGCCAAAGAAGGAAGCAGTCGAATTACCTTATTTTATTTGAGGAGGCAGAATGTCAAAAGTTTATTTAGCTGATCTTTCCAGTTATTACTTTTCAAGTCAAGAAGAGTATGAACAAGTTAAAACCTTAGATTCTAATCAATTAAAACTCTGGTTAATAAACAAAGTATTAACTGATGAGATTGAGGTTGTAGATTTTCAAGATTGGGAGGACAGATGAGCAGTTTATTAATATTTCGTATATACCGAGCAGCACACCTGCGAGGAAGAGCATATTTAAACGGAAAACACCCACCAAATATACCATACACACCACACAAACGGAGGTTAAGCATTCTCAATGAGTAACTTAGTAATTGAAGATATGTTATGTAACTTACATGACATTAAGAACATGGCAAGGCTTCACCAGTTTGGAGACTTACCCAAGGACAACGACGGATCAGGATTTACTATTAATGACTGTCTTGATGACTGCATCCAAAAGCTACAGGAGGAATTATGAGCACTAAACCACTTTACATTCTTATTAAGCTAGACGTTGACGGACATATTGTCAATCACAATAACGTCGAAACGTACGTTAAGAACCATTGCGATGCTTTGGAATATGAATGGAAGGATTACATGTTAGAAGATTATGAAAATCCTTTTGTTTACATTGCAGGTAGGGAGGATAAAAAATGATCATTAACTTCTTTGTAATTTTATTAATTATTTTTATTCTTTATATTGTTTATATCTTTAAGGTATGCAATCCTAATGGGTAACATCTGGCAGGTATGGAAATACGCACTTGGCAGCTTTTCGGATGATAAGACTTCGAAGTATGATGATGTTATAGCTATCGTTCGAACGTGTATTCTATTTGCTTACCTTATTACAAACTTTTTCATTATTAGTGGAGTAATTCGACATTGGAACAATGGCAACGATACCAAACTGGCAGCACCACAGCAAGAAGCCGCCCAAATACAAAAAGAAACCGCAGATGTTACGAGCTGCAAAGAAGAGGACTAAACAGTTCATAACTAAATTAATCTCACAGTACCATTCACAATAACAAGGAGGCAAGGACGCATGAAGTACCACGTTGAGCTAGCATCAGGTAAGGATTTCATTTTAGAAACTGACAAGGACGAATATGAGATCGCATATGATGCTTATGAAGAAGCCTGTCTCATGGACGACTATTTAAAAAACATTACACCAATTTGCGATGTCTAAGAAAAAATACTACCAGAACAACTGGAAAAAGATCCAATCAACTCCTGATAAATATTTTGAATCAATTGATTTTGATGATTTTATGGATTGGAAAATTGGAGGTTATGAGCTACCTGTTGGAGTAGTGTGTCTCATTCGAGAACGTAATCTAAAAACAAATAAAATCAAAGAATATGCATATAAGCAGTTAATTGCTGCTAGAAAAAAATCTAAAAAAATTGCTGTACGAGGAGACAGTGAGATGACTATATGCACTCATAATGAGGTTGCACATGTTGAACCATTCAATTACATAGGAGACTAATGAAAGAGTCATTCAAGGACGTATATTCGTATGCTAGTCAAGCACTAGATATGATAGAACGTGAAAAGGATACTAATCCTAACTACAATGAATTAAAGAAACTACTAACTGACCAAGTAAACGAAGAATTACATGATGTCGCCCATTCCACAGACTCTAGTAAATGAGCAAGTTGAGTTAGAGAGATCCCAAGTAAGTCAAGGTCTCAAGCGTCTCAATGATAATACATTTAAACTTGAAGATAAAAGCTATGCTTCAGCTTCAGTTTATGGTATTGCATCTATTGATACATTATTACCTTTACTTGTAGATAAGATTAAAGAGACTAATTTACGTATTCATAAAGGACATACAGGAGTAGCATTCAAGGAGATACACAAGTATCTTGCTAGATTAGAACCATTAGCAGCAGCAGCAATAGCCTGTAAACTTACATTTGATAAAGTCTTTAGTTTTAAAGAAGGTAGTAATACTGCGGTTAATGTATGTTCTTCTATAGGTCATGCTATTGAAGATGAGTGTCAAATGAGACACTATGAGACTAAGGTTCCGGGGTTATTAGCTACACTTAAGAAGAACTATTGGCATAAGTCCATAGGTACAAATCAAAAGTTAGTTGTAATTAAGACTTTAATGAATCGTTATGATGTGCCTAAATGGGATTCATGGGGTACAGCTATTCGTGTGAAGCTTGGAGGTTGGCTGCTTGACTGTATTATGGAGTCGAGTGGTTGGTTTACTAAGGAAAAGATAAGAGAAGGACATAAAACTGTTACATATGTACTACCAACTGCTGAATTCTTGGACATCAAGGACGAAGTTATGGCAACTGCTGAACTGTTCTCACCTCTAGCGTGGCCGATGCTAGTACCACCAAAGGATTGGAGCAATAAAGAGCAAGGAGGCTACATCCTAAATGAAGTTATGTGTGGTCATGATTTAGTTAGAAGGGGTGACAGCCACCTTATACAGGGAGAAACACCACTAGACTTTTTGAATAAAATTCAGAAGGTCGGATATAAACTAAATCCCTTTATAGTAAGTATTGCTGAGTTCTTACAAAAGAAAGAAATTAGTGTTGGAAAATTCCTTCCTGTTATCCATTATGACTTACCACCTAAACCTTTTGATATAGATAAGAACAAGGACTCTCGTAAGGATTATAGAAGAAGAGTAGCTGATGTACTGAATAGACAAGCTCAAGAAACAAGAAAATCTTGTCGTACTCGTATGACTATGGAAGCGATAGATAAGTTCAAGGACAGAGATAGATTCTATATACCTTGGTCTTTCGATTATCGTGGAAGAGCATATCCTATACCTGCATTCCTTACACCGCAAGATACTGACTTTGGAAAAAGTTTAATTAAGTTTGCGAGTGAGTCAGAGGTTACACCAGAATCTTATAAATGGTTAGCTTTTCAAGTAGCTACTTCTTATGGTCTTGATAAGCACACATGGGAAGAAAGGCAGCAATGGGTAAGGGATAATATTTCTACAATAAATCGAGTTGCTGAAGATCCTATAGATAACTTAGGAGATTGGGAAGGAGCTGAGGAACCTTGGCAGTTTCTAGCAGCTTGCGAAGAGTATTATCATTGCGTTATAAAGAAAGATAGATTAACCACTGGTCTATGTGTAGCTACAGACGCTACATGTAGTGGTCTCCAGATTCTAGCTGGTTTAGCTAGGGACAAATCGACAGCACAACTCGTCAATGTGTTGCCTTCTGATAGACCACAAGACGCTTATGCTGTAATAGCTAAGAAATCTAAACCTAATATACCTGAAGTCTTACGTCCTTTCTGGGACAGGAAATGCTGTAAACGCACAGTTATGACAATACCTTATAATGCTAAGGCGTTCAGTAACCGAGCATACATCAGGGAGGCACTTCAAGAAAAAGGTATAGAGGTAGATAAAGATGACCTCACGATAACTGTTAGAGCTGTCAGAGATGCGATGTCTCAGGAAGTTCCGGGTCCGATGTCTGTTATGAAATGGATTGAAGAAGAGGTCTCAAAAGCAATTAAGCGAGGAGCTACACATCTAAAATGGATCACTCCATCTGGGTTTGTAGTAGTTCAACGATTAATGAAAAAGAAAACTGAGCTTATTGATCTTAAACTTTTAGGTCGTTGCCGCTTGACAGTTGCAACTGCAGATGGTAAGATAGTTGATAAGATTAGGCATAAGGCTGCAACTGCACCTAACCTTATCCATTCACTAGATGCTAGTTTGTTACACCTAAGCGTTAAAAGATTTAATGAACCCATTGCATTGATACATGATTCAGTACTATGCAGAGCTACAGATATGTCTTTACTGTCTACTATAGTCAGGGAAACATACATGTACTTGTTTGCTGATAATGATTATCTAACTACTTTCGCTCAACAAATTGGAGCGGAAACTGAACCACCGATCATTGGAGATCTTGAACCGAAATCCGTGATTGATTCCACTTATTTTTTCTGTTAAATGTACACATTATTTGATAGTTTCTTCGCACCTCCTACTATTGTAGTTGTGTCTGAAGAGAGGTTAAAAGCTGCTGAATTAAAAGCAAAAGAGAAACAACTTTTAGAAGTTAAGGTACGCATAGAGCAATTACAAGAGTTCTATGATAAACTTGATAAAGAAGTTAAAACTCTTCAACCTGCTAATGAGGAGGCAATAGCTAATGGCTAGAACTATCCATAAAACTGATAAACCTGTTACACTCGAGGGATTCCAAGCCGTACTATCACCTAGTAAATATGGATATTCTCTCTCGGCTATAGTCGATAGTAATACTATTGATAAGCTAGAAAATGAGAGGTCTGAAGTCCTTAAATGGGCAGAGTCCAAGCTCAAGAACCCTAAAAGATCTACTCTTAAACCAGAACCTTGGGAAGAAGTAGCTGAAGGGAAATATAAAATAAAATTCTCATGGAATGAGGATACTCGTCCTCCAGTAGTCGACACGGAGGGAACTCAAGTCACCGATACTAAAACACCTTTATATGCAGGATCTACTGTTAAATTGGGTTTCTATCAAAAGCCATATATTCTTAGGGATGGGGTTACCTATGGTAGCTCTCTTAAGTTGGTTGGTGTACAGGTTGTCTCTGTAAAAGGAGAAGCTGGCGTAGATACCGGAGATTTAGATGCCAATGAGGTTGCCGAATTATTTGGTAAGTCTTCTGGTTTTAAGGCATCTGATCCTAATGTTACACCTGATACTACACCAAGCTCTGTAGAAGATGACGACGACTTCTAAATATAGGTCTAAGTTGGAGGAGAGACTTGCTACTCTCCTTACAACACTTGGAATATCATATGAATATGAATCTGAAAAGGTTCCTTATGTAATTCAACATAATTATACACCGGATTTTGTATTACCTAATCATGTATATCTTGAAGCGAAAGGATATTGGGACCCGTCGGATAGACGTAAAATACTTGCAGTTAAAAAAGATAACCCAGATTTAGACTTACGTATGGTGTTTCAGTCACCTTATAATAAAATTAGTAAGAAAAGTAAGACAACTTATGCAATGTGGTGTGAAAAGCATAACATTCCATGGAGTTCTTACCATGATATTCCAATCGAATGGTTAATATGACTGAGAATGAGTTCGTTAGGCACATGTCTTGCGACAACTGTGGATCATCGGATGCAAATTCCTTGTATACCGATGGTCACACTTACTGCTTCGTCTGTCATAATGTCACGGACGGAGATACACCAATTCACAATAACAAAATGCGAGGAGCTGTATACCTTACAGGATCAGCCGAACGGCTGCAAAAACGTGGTATTTCTGAAAAAACTAACAAATTTTATCAAATTCATGTAGATGGTAATGAATTAAAGTTTCCATACTATGATGAATCAGGAATATTAAAAGGTATCAAAACAAAAACTAAGAAAAAAGATTTTCGTTATGAAGGAATTTCCACTAATACCCTATTCGGTCAGCATCGTTTTCCTATTACTGGTAAACGTATTGTTGTTACTGAAGGCGAACTAGACGCCGCCTCATGTTATGAAGCCATGCCTTCGTGGCCGATGGTATCACTACCTCATGGAGCTGCGGCAGCTAAGAAGGACATCCAAAAACAAATACCTTTATTTCAAGGATATGAGGAAATTGTCTTATTTTTCGATAATGATGAGGCAGGTATCAAAGCCTCTGAAGAAGCTGCATCAGTTCTTCCACCGGGAAAAACTAAGATAGCCAGACTTGAAGGATATAAAGATCCCTCAGAAGCCTTGCAAGCCAAGGACTCTGATGCTATTAGAAAAGCAATTTGGGATGCCAAGCCATATCGACCAGACGGAATTGTTGAAGGTAAATCGTTATTAGAATTAGTTACAACACCAACCCCACCTGCAGATCATGAATATCCATTTGAAGGACTTAATGAAAAGTTACATGGAATTCGATATCAAGAATTGGTAACGATCACCAGTGGGTCAGGTATAGGTAAATCTAGTTTTTGTCGTCAAATTGCGGCAAATTTATTAAATAAAGGAGAGAAAGTAGGCTACTTAGCTTTAGAGGAATCTAACAGACGAAGTGCTTTAGGTCTAATGTCATGTGCATTGGGTAAATCTTTACACATTGGAGAGCATGAACAAACAGAATTGGCAGACGCTTTTCGTTCTACTATGGAACATTGGAATTTATTCTTGTTTGATGGTTTTGGTTCGTACGATCCTGACACAATTTACTCTAGGATCGAATACCTTGCCTGTGGATTGGAGTGTCGTATTGTATTCTTAGATCACCTTAGTATCTTACTGTCTGGTTTAGATGGTGATGAACGTCGTATGATTGATACTACAATGACTAAATTAAGGTCATTAGTTGAACGTACGGGTATCACATTATTTCTAGTCTCACACTTAAGGAGAAGTAACAATGATAGGACTTCGCACGAAGAGGGAGGAAAAGTATCCCTCAGCCAGCTCAGAGGGTCTCATAGCATTGCTCAAATCAGCGATTCAGTCATCGCTTTGGAGAGAGACCAACAGAGCGAAAATGACCGAGATATTACCACTCTTAGAATTATTAAAAATAGATATTCAGGAGAAACTGGATTCGCAGGTAAAATAAAATACAACTTATCAAATTCACGCTTTACGGAACATGAAACTACGACAACACCAATTTTCGATCCAGGCACCGACTTCTGAGTTAAAAAAACCTAACCCACCTACCAAAGATGCAATCCGCCGTGCACAGTTTAAAGACAAAACCTTCAGTTGGGACAACAATAATAATAGACCTAGAAACTAATGGTCTTCTTAAAGATACATCTGAAATACATTGTATTGTTATTCATGATTTAACTGAAGGTACTACTGAAAGCTTTAATGATTTAGGTTCAACTCAGCCTATTATTAGAGCAGTTCAATATATTGAGTTAGCCGATAGAGTTATTGGACATAATATTATTGGGTTTGATTTACCCATAATAAAAAAAATATATCCATGGTTTAATCCTCAAGGAGAAATTATAGATACTCTTATTTCGTTTGTATCATCCAAACTTAATGGAGATAGATAAAAAAAGGAATTGGAAATATATGCCATTACAATTATATGGTAGACATTCACTCGAATCCTATGGATACCGATTAGGAGAATACAAAGGAAACTTTGGAAAAGAAACTGATTGGGCTACATGGTCACAGGAGATGGAAGACTACTGCGTACAGGACGTTGCTGTTACTAAACAATTATGCAATCATTTTTACCCTTACCTGAGTGGGTCCAATTAGAACATCAGGTTGCTCAAATACTTACACAACAAGAAATTCATGGATGGTATTTTAACGAAGATGCTGCACGGGAACTTGAATCTGCTCTCAGAACTGAGTATGAGACGATTACTCAAGTATTACGAAAAAGGTTCCCTTACGTCGCAGGAAAGGAATTCACTCCTAAAAGAAATAATAGCCGCCAAGGTTACATCGAAGGGTGTACATTTACAAAATTAAAAGATTTTAACCCCTCATCACGGGATCATATAGCATGGATCTTACAAACACATTGTGGTTGGACGCCCGTATCAATGACCTCCACAGGAAAACCAGTAATAGACGAAACAATTCTCAAAGAGATTGGGACGGATACTGCTCTA